AACGCTACTGATGATTTACGCAACAGAGTAAGAGCTGCTTACAAAAAAGAAACAGAATTATTAAGTACCTTAGAAACACAGCTATCAGAAGATTCTATAAAAAAACTTTTTCCTAATGTTCCTTTTAAAAACAGAACAGAATGGGGGGAATTAGTTATCAAAAGTGATTTAGCTAACGCTGCTAATTTATTATACGGGCCAGATAAGATACCTGATGCTGCACAGTGGTATGCTATATCTCCTGCAAAATTTATTAAAAAACGTTATGAAAGTATGGGTTTAAATAAAGGCGGAACAGATACACCTATCGAAGATAGAAAGGCTGCAAAAGAAGCAGGGGAACAATTAAAAGGAATTGGTGTAGAAGAATTTTATGGAGGACCTGAAAGTGTTGATCCTAAAGGTAAACACTATACTTCTGTTTTAGAAAAAGCTTTAAAAAGAGCAGCAAAAGAAAATAATTCTGAGTTTAAAATAATAGAAGTAGAGGGCATGGGAAAAGTTTACGCTGTTAAAATTACACCAGAGATGCTACTACCACATAAAACTCATAGAAAAAAAGGAGGGATGGTGTATACTCCCGAAATAATTGATATATTTGAGGCAGCATAATGGCAATTGACAAACCTTTAGGATTTATACCAGCTCAAGAGGAAGCAATCGAGCAACTAACAGAAATGCAGATTGAAGAATCTATGAGTGATGACAACGTTACAATGATGGAAGACGGTTCTGCTCTTATTGGTGAGCAAGAACAAGTTGTTACTCCATCTTTTGACATGAACATCGCGGAAGTTTTAGATGATGATACTCTAAACATTATATCTAGTGAGTTACGTCAAGCATTTGAAGACGATAAAGCATCAAGAAAAGACTGGGAAGAAACATATAAAAAAGGATTAGATCTTCTTGGATTTAAATACACAGAGAGATCACAACCTTTTCAAGGTGCGAGTTCCGTGACACATCCTATGTTGTCCGAAGCAATTACACAATTTCAAGCACAGGCGTATAAAGAATTATTACCAAGTGGTGGACCTGTAAACACACAAATTTTGGGAAACACTTCAATACAAAAAGAAGAACAAGCTCAACGTATTAAAGATTTTATGAATTATCAGATTACGTATGAGATGGAAGAGTACGATCCCGATATGGATTCATTATTATTTTATCTACCACTATCAGGTTCTGCTTTTAAAAAAGTTTATTATGATGAAGGTATGGGAAGAGCTGTATCTAAATTTGTACCGAGTGATGATTTGTATGTACCTTATCAAACAACAGACTTTCCTTCTTGTGAAAGAGTAACACACGTTATTAGAAGAACAAAAAATGATATAACAAAAATGCAAGTAGCTGGAATGTATAGAGATGTAGATTTATCTGTTCTTAATAATGAAACAGCGCTGCAAGAAGAAGAAGCGAGACTTTCTGGTATTAAGAAAAGTTATCATGATGAAGACTATCAATTATTAGAGATGCATGTAGACTTAAATATTGAAGGTATTGATAGTGAAGATGGAATTAAAGTTCCTTACATTGTAACAATTGATGAAGGCTCATCAAATATTTTATCTATATACAGAAATTACGAACAGCAAGATGAGAGACAAAAAAAACGTCAGTATTTTGTTCATTATAAATTTTTACCTGGTTTTAGTTTTTATGGCTTTGGTCTTATTCACATGCTCGGTGGTTTATCAAGAACGGCAACTGCTGCACTTAGACAACTTCTTGATGCAGGAACATTATCTAACTTACCTGCTGGTTTTAAAGCTAGGGGACTTAGAGTTGCAGATGACGATACTCCTTTACAACCAGGAGAGTTTAGAGATGTAGATGCACCTGGCGGAAGTTTACGGGAAGGGTTAGTTCCTCTACCTTACAAAGAACCAAGTGGTACGTTATTTCAACTACTAGGTTTTTGTGTAGAAGCAGGATCTAGATTTGCTGCTGTCGCTGATCAAAAAGTAGGAGACGCAGCTCAAGCTGGAGCACCTGTTGGAACAACAATGGCATTGATGGAACGTGGTGCGCGAGTCATGAGTGCTATACACAAGAGATTACACTATGCACAAAAAATAGAATTTAAATTATTAGCTAAGATTTTTGCAGAATCTTTAGATCCACAGTATCCGTATGAAGTTGGTAGTGATCAAATACAAGGTTTAAAACAATCTGATTTTTCAAAAGATATTGATATTATCCCTGTATCAGATCCGAATATTTTTTCTATGGCACAACGTGTTACGTTGGCACAAACACAATTACAATTAGCTCAAGCTGACCCTGCTTCACATAACATGTATGAAGCCTATAGAAGAATGTATCAAGCACTTGGTGTAAAAGATATTGATGTTTTACTTCCCGTTCCTGCACAACCTCAACCGATGGACCCTGGCACAGAGAATTCAGGTGCTGTAACTGGACAACCTCTTGTAGCATTTAGAGGACAAAATCATAACGCTCATCTTGATGCTCACAGAGCATTAATGTCATCGTTCTTAGTAAAAAGTAACCCTCAAGTTATGGCTATTTTACAATCACATATTATGGAACATGTTAGTATACAGGCAAGAGAAGAAGTTGAAGAAGAATCTAAACCTGAAATAGATCAAATAACAGCTCAATACGGCGGTCAAATACCAGAAGAGCTACAATTACAGGTTCAAGAACGTATTGAAAGTCAAGTTGCAGAAAAAGTTGCAGAAATGACTGATGAAATGGTTCAAGAAGAGGCAGAAGCGGTGCAAGAAATGAATGAAGATCCACTTGTAGGGCTAAAACAACAAGAAATTGACCTCAGAGCGCAAGATATACAAAGAAAAGCTATGGTTGATGAAGCTAAAATAGGTATTGATGAGAAAAAATTACAACAAACAGCAAAAATAGCGCAAGACAGGATAGATTCACAAGAAGATATTGCACAATTACGTGCAAATGTTAATCTATCTAAACAAAATGATAATAATGTTAAGCGCAACAGATAAATTACAGGAATATTTTAACGAATTAATGAATTTTTCCGACACAGCAGTGACAAGTCAAGAAGAACAGATACTTTTAGCGGGCGCAATGATGGGTGTAGCTAAAATGTTGTACCATAACAACCTTACTGAACAAGAATATGATAAAATTATGAATCATAATGGAAGAGACTTGCTAAACTTACTAAAACCAACTATACATTAATTATTATGGGCAAAGAAAAATTAAAAGAAGAAATAGGTAAAAATCCAAAAATGGGCGGAAGATTTACTGTAGACGATGCAATTAGAATAATGGATGATGTGAGCGCATCAAAGGTAAAAATGGCTTTTAACGAGGCTAAAGCTGCAAAACCTTCAGGAAGAATAAATATAGATGACGTGGAAAGAGCGTTAGCTAAAATGAATAAAAATTTAGGTAAAGCTAAAGGCGGTTCAATAAGCAAATTAAAAGCAGGTGGATTTCCCGATCTATCAGGCGATGGTAAAGTTACAAAAAAAGATATTTTAATGGGTCGTGGTGTTGTTAAGGCGGCTAAAGGTGGTCTAGCAGGTAGACTGGCTCAACGCGGTTACGGAAAGGCAAGATCATGAAGTTTAAAAATGCAAAAATGAAAGAAGTTCCTCAAAAAAACTCTTTTCCAAACTTACAAGTTTCATCTGATGCTGCAATTGTTTACTCTCCTTTTGTTGTGAAAAAAAACAAAGGTTCTGGCCCAAAAGGACAGACAAGCAACGCGCAGATTAAAAAGGTGGCTTTTAAAGGCGTAAAATAGTATAATTCGCACTTTAACAAAGGAGGTTCTATGAACTTACTAAAAGATCTATGGTCACACATCAAAGAGTGGAGTGACTGGCAAATGAAGGACTGGATTAAAGCTGCTATTGTAGCAATCATTGTTCTCTGGGTAATTAGCTGGATGACAGGTGGAGCAGCATAGTGCTTAATCTACTCGGTGGCTTACTTGGCGGTGGAAAAGGCGGAGCCTTAGCAACCATTTCAAAAGTTGTCGATGAACTTCATACAAGTGAAGAAGAGAAATTAGATAAAAAAATTCTAATGCAACGCTTACAACAAAAGCTTGCAGAAAAACAATTAGATGTTAATGCAAAGGAAGCCAGCCATCGCAGCATATTTGTTGCTGGCTGGCGACCAGCTATAGGATGGGTGGGAGCCTTTGCTTTAGCGTTCGAATTTATTTTATCTCCTTGTATTGAATGGTATGCAAAATTTTCAGGTATGGCTATTTCTGCTCCTGAAATTCAGACTGGGCCATTACTAGCCATAGTCACCTCAATGCTCGGCGTCGCGGGTATGCGCTCCTTCGAGAAGGCGAAAGGACTTACCAAATAGTGACATACGACGAATTAGCTGGTTCCGTAAAATTATCAGAAGGCTTCAGAGATCACGTTTACATAGACACCGAAGGATTTCGCACAATTGGGTGGGGTCATAAAGTAGTACATGAAGATAATTTTGAAGATGGTAAAACATATACCAAAGAAGAACTACAAGAAGTATTTGATAAAGATTTAAATAAAGCAATCGGTTTGGCAAGACAACTTATGGAAGAAAATGACGTAAGAGATTTGCCTACAACTGCACAGCATACCCTCACAGAGATGGTATATCAGCTTGGAAAATCAGGCGTGTCCAAGTTCCGTAACATGTGGAAATGCCTGCAGGAAAGCAATTTTATTGGTGCGAGCTACGAGATGCTCGACTCGAAATGGAATAAACAAACTCCAAATCGTTGCAAAAAATTAGCTGACCAAATGAAATCATGCGAATAGAAAACTTTTTTACTTATTTTAAAAATCAACTAAAAGCTAGACAAGAGACCATAAGACAAGCTATATGTAGTGGTGTAAAAGATTGGGACGAATATCGGTATTTGACTGGTAAACTTCGCGGTCTTGAAGAAACTGAACAGGAACTCACGGACCTGCTAAGAAAAACGGAGCTAGACGATGACGACTAAACCTAAATTAATTGTACCCAAACACGTTTGGGATGGCAAAAAAGTTGAAAAAGATAAGAAAGAATTAGAAAAAATTCCACAGCCCGTTGGTTGGAGAATAGTTTTATTTCCTCTTAAATTAAAAGGTAAGACAAAAGGTGGTGTTATTCTTACTGATGAAACAGTAGAAGAATCACAAATAACAACAAATATTTGTAAAGTTTTAAAGACTGGATCTTTAT